ACCGTCGCTCCGTCGAACTGGAAACCCTTACCGACGCCGTTGATGCCGTACATCTTGAGGCCCGCGCTGGCCCCGATGAAATTGTAGTTTATGAATTCGTACGATCCCCCGGCGGGAAAGACAGCACTGACCAAGCTCCAGCCCCCGGCTGTGGCCACGTACATACAGCCAGCAGTCGCCGCTTCATTATCTCGGAAAGCGTAGGTATTTCCATTGTAATACCAGACACCGCGTATTGGCCCAGACCCCGGAACCGTGGTGATGGCAAGACGGGCGGCCTCTCGGTCGATGGCTCCCTGCACAATATCAGAAGCGGCGTCGTACGCGTCTGTAGGACTGAGTTTTCCATCGTACCTCTCATAGCCACTGATGCGACGGTAACCCGTCATATCGCTCTCGTAATTGGTGGCCGCCCTCGCGGTTCCGGGGCGAGCAACAATGGCTGGGGTGACAATGTCGAGGCCACCGCCGAGGGGAAAATACTTTACCTGCTGGGTCACGGCACCACGACCTCCGGCAACTGGTCCATCTCCAGTTGGTGCCGGAGGGTGGCCATCTCCTGAGTGGGGAACTGGCTTTCTTGGTACGCGCCATCGTGGATCAGCAGCATCCTGTGCGCCTCCCACACGATGAGGTCATGAAACCGGGCGGGCATCTCGGGGATGTCGCTGTTGGCCACGAGAAGCTGTGGCCCTTTCTGGTACTGGCCACGGATCGTGAACGCCGTGTCGGGTACAGACCCGAAGGCTAGTTCGTTCTTGGGTGTGACCGCCCATTCAGTCGGACGGTTCCAGTACACTGAGGACTGGTCGCCACGGCCATAGCGTTCACGCCATACGCGGTAGTCGATCTCGTCCAACTCTCCCTCGTCCGCCAGACCAATCAGCGGATCGCGCAGGCTCATGGGCTTGTAGCCATCCCAGTCGTCGCGGACCCAGTTGGAGAAGCGGGTGAGGTTGAACGACAGCGGCGTGTAGATGGCCGTGCCGGGAATGAGGCTGACCTCGAACTCGTCGATCAGCCAGCCCCAATCCCTGCGGCTGTTCTGGATATTGTTGTAGGCTTTCTGCACCCAGTTGACCATCTTCTCGATCCGCCCAGTCTGGGCTTCAACAGAGGTGATGGACGTGACGGAAATCGAGCCGTCCTGTCTGGCGAGGTCCTTAACAAGTTCCAGAAACGTGGCCATTACGGAACGAAGACCGCGTCAGTCTGCTTGTGCCACTGCTCGATCTCTTCCTGCGGCGGCATCCGCTCGATGTTGAACGGCGTATTCAGGACGACCTGTTCGCGCTGTTCCCCATCGGTGGTGTGGGTGATGATGTGACGCTCAGCGTTCTTGAGCGCCAAGTACACTCGGTACGGAATGGTGATGCTCTCACCGCGCTTGAGCAACCAGACGACGCCGTTGACGCCGACTTCCTTGTGGCGGTTGACCACGACACCGTCACGCTCTTCAGCGTGGAGGGTGAGAGTGACCTTCGGGTCATCGCGGCCATAGGAGCCAACGAGGCCACCGCTCTGGGTGGCTGCGTCAACCTTGGGCGGCTTCGAGCCGGTCTGGTCTGCGTCTTCAACGGGGCCTGTGGCCACGAAGATGGATGTGCCCTCGATGCTTGCACGGACTTTGGCCATCACCTCGCCGTCGGACACGTCGTCCACGGGGATACCCAAGAAGGACGCGGCGTAAGCGCGCACCTGATCGGGGGTGGCTTCGTCGATGCTGATCGGTTCAAATTTCTGGCTCATGGGGGGTCCCTTCAAAAAGGTGGGGCTGACCGAGTGGCCAGCCCCGAGGTGGTTACTTGGCCTTCTTATTGCTCTTGGCCGTCGGGACGCTGGCGGCGTCAGTGCCACCCTCGCCTTCGCCAGCCTTCTCGGCAACCGGAGCGTCGGCCTTGGTCTGCCGCTCGGCAGCCACGCGGATGTCCGACACCTCTGCATCTTCGGCGATGCTCGGGCTGGACCCCTTGCCGGTCGAGTTACGCAGCCCGCCAGCGGCGGTCACGTCACCCGGCTGGTCACCCGCAGGTGACAAGCGGCCCGCTTCGTTGAGCGAGCGCGGCGCAGTTGCCGGAGCAACCACGTCATTGGGACCCAAAGCTACTGGGGCCAGCACGTCCACGGACCCCTCCTTGGACGCGCTGGACCCCTTGGACTTCCCCTCGACTTCGTCGAAAGCGACGCCCAATCCTTCGAGATGTTCGACCATCTCATCTTCGACTTCCAACTCGGTGTTGAGCGGGATGTCGTAGAACCGTCCATTGATGCCGGTGCGGAAGGTCCGACCCTGACGGCTATCTGTGACTTTGATACGTGCCATTTGCCTGTCCTTTCATCTGAGAGGCTGGGAGCGGTTAAACTCCCAGCCTACCCATTACGCTGCGCCGGGGCCGTTCTGGATGGCGACATAGCGGTACACCGAGGCGGCGACACTAAGCCCCGCGCCGACGGTGAACCCCTGCCCCGCCTCAGCCGCCGTACCCGCGAAGGCAGTGACGCCGTTCGGGGCCGCGCGGATGGCTGCGGCTCCAGTGGAGGTGAGCGAGGTGGCGGCAGTCATGCCGTTAAACCACTCGTCCACTGCTGGGGTCGTGATGCAGACGATGCTCACGTAATCGGGGACGAACCCGACGGATACGTTAATCGCCGCGCCAGTGCCGGTGTAGCTGCCGACTTTTGTGATAGTGGCCATTTTGAAGTCTCCTTTACCTAAGTGCCTTAGAGGGCGGTCGCGGCGACTTCGAGGCGAGCCATCCACATCTCGTTGAGAATGGAAGCTGCAAAGTAGGTCTTCCACGAGACGTAGTTGCGCTGCGCCATCGGGTCACTGTCCGTCGGCTTGGCATTGACGACCATCGGCGTGATGGCCTCCGACCCCTTCAGCGGGATGGAAGCGAACGCATCCTGCCCAAAGTAGAGGATGGGATAAACGTCGGCGCTGGTGCCGTCCGTCGATACCATGGTCGTACCCGAACCGGCCTTCGCACCGCCCGCCGAAGCGAACGATCCAAGGTCAGGCGACAGCACATAGCGGACGCTATCGACAGAGCCGATCTCGTACTCGCTGATGGTCTGACGGGTGCCGTACTTCGCCGTTGGGACGAAGCCGACGAGGCCACGGATGTCGTGTTCGAGGTCCGTGTGGGCCACGGCCACGAAAGCGGCTTCGACCGCCGACACACCGTACGCTGGGCTGGACGACAGCATACGAGTGATCTTGCGCGCCTTCTGGGCGTTGAGACCACGGGTAACTGCCCGCTGCTTGGCGAGAGTGATCGGGGTGTTGACCGCCGGACGAGAGGCACCATTCGCGTAGAACACGTTGGTACCGGCACGGAGGATGCCGAACAGGACGGCTTCGATGGTCGAAGCAGCCTGCTCACCAGCCAGCATCGAAGCGGTCTGGAGGACCGGGTCTTCCGACATATCAACCACCCGGTCGGTGATCTCAATCGGACGGCCATACTGACGAAGCGTGACGGTCACGTCTTCGTACTGGACCTTCTGCGGGCTGGGCGTGACGCCTTCAACGACCGGCTCAGTGGCCGCCGCGAAGGGGATTGGACGCCGGAACTTGACCGTCTCGGCCTTGTTCTTCGGCATCGGCTTGGTCATGCCCATTTTGGACAGGACGAGGGCAGGCTCTGCGTGAGCCAGCATTTCCGAGGCGGCCCAAGCAGCGGTACGCTGATTGATGTCGCCGTAGCGGGTTGTACCAATTACGGTGGGCATTGATTGATCCCTTCACCATCTGACGTGGCGTTTCAGGATCGCTTCAGCCAGCTATCTCCGCTGTCGTTGCGCCTGCTCCTTGAGCCTGCGCTTCTCGGCGAAGAACGTGAAGGCTGCATCGAAGTCCTCAGGAGCATCCGATGCGGCGGGGGCTGGCCTTGAACCAACGTCCCTGCCTCCGTCCAACTGCTGCGACCGTCGTGCGCCGGTTGCTGCATCGGGCTTGGGTTTCGGTGCCGGTTCTCCCGGTGCCTCTGCCTTCTGCCCTGTGGCCTCTGCCGCCTCCGCTTTGAAGAGGGTGAGTACCACGCTGGTTTCTC